ATGAATCAACGCCTTGCAGTAAACCTCGATGAGATGTTTGCAGAGCAGTGGCAAGAAAACTTTGGATAAGGACAATAATGGCACTACCAATTGCAGCAATAGTAGCCGCGGCGAGATTAGCCCGCGCTGCACAAGTAGCAACAAGAACTGCCTCTGGTATTAAGACCGCCAAGACTGTAGAAAAAATTTATAAGGAAGGCTCTGCCCCTCCAATTATAAGCGCTCCAACAAAGAGCCAATCACAGATTAATGCAGAAGGCATTGCTAAAGCAAAAGAAGCATTAAAGATGCCAGCTAAAGGAACTTCAGCTGCAAAGAATGCTGACGAGGCACGCAAACGTGCGACAGAGTCTCAATTATACAAAAGTAGAATTAAGGGTAAATAATGGCATTAACAATAGAGCAGGTTACGGCACGGGTTGACTCTCTGCGTTATCGTAATCACGAACGTGATGCGCGTAACCTTGACGTACTTGCCGTCCGTAAAGGAAAGATTGCTCAGGTATATCCTAACTTCTTTCCAGAGGGCGTTGATGCAAACGTAGTAGCAAATTTTATTGACATTGTTGCTCGTGACTTATCTGAAGTTATGGCTCCGCTTCCAGCGGTTAACTGTTCTGCAGCCAATCAGGTATCTGATAGGGCACGTAGTTTTGCTGATAAGCGCACTCGTATTGCCTCTAACTATTTCCAAAACTCAGACCTAGCAGTACAGATGTACTCAGGTGCTGATTGGTATATCACATATGGTTTCGTCCCGTTCATTATTGAACTAGACGATGAAGCAAAACTGCCACGTATTCGCATAGAAAATCCAATTGGGGCTTACCCAGAATTTGACCGCTATGGACGCTGTGTGGCATTTGCTAAACGATACTCTATGACACTTGGTGAACTGGTATCTCAGTTCCCAGAGTATGATAGAGAATTACTTGGACCAGATGGTTATAGACAAGACCTTAATACACAAATTGAAATGATTCGTTATTACGACAAAGACCAATCTATAATCTATGTACCGCGTAAAAACAACCTAGTTCTTTCTGAAGCTGTTAATCCGCTTGGTAAGATGATGGTTGTTGTCGCACGTAAACCTTCTATTGATGGCGAACTCCGTGGACAGTTTGACGACGTACTTGGTATCCAGTTACTTCGTAACCGATTTGCATTACTTGCAATGGAAGCAGCAGAAAAATCTGTACAGGCACCTATCGTACTTCCACAGGATGTGCAAGAACTACAACTTGGTGGCGACGCTGTTATTCGTACAGCTAATCCAGCAGGCGTACGCCGCGTAGAGCTTAATATTCCAGCAGGTGCATTTACTGAACAAAACTTGCTCAACCAAGAATTGCGCGTTGGCGCACGCTATCCTGAATCACGTACAGGAAACATTAGCCAATCAGTTGTTACTGGTCAAGGTGTTCAGGCTCTTATGGGAGCCTTTGATACACAGGTCAAATCTGCACAAGCAATCTTTGCTGCAAGTCTTCGTGATGTAATTAGTGTTTGCTTTGAAGTTGATGAAACAATTTTCCCAGAAGAAAAGACAATTCGTGGTGTTGACTCAGGTTCACCATATGAAATTACCTACAAGCCAACTAAGGACATCAAAAACGATTACTCTGCTGATGTCCGCTATGGCATGCTTGCTGGTCTTAATCCAGCACAGGGACTTATCTTTATGCTTCAAGCACTTGGTGGTGGGCTTATCTCCAAGGATATGGCAATGCGTGAACTTCCATTTACAGTTAACGTAACCCAAGAATTAGAAAAAATTGAAATCGAGAATATGCGTCAGTCATTACTCGGTTCTATTACTGCACTCTCTCAAGCGATACCGCAGATGGCTATGCAAGGCCAGGACGCTTCTGAAGTTGTGCGACAGATTGCGGCTGTCATTAAGGCACGCCAAAAGGGACAGGCACTAGAGGACGTCATTGAAGAAGTCTTTACGCCGCAGCCGCAACCAGTTCCTCCTGCTGGGGCCCAACAAGCGGTTGAGCAACCGTCCCCTGTTCCCGCTGGTGCTTCAGCAGGAGGCGCTAACCCTGAGATTGCTTCCGCTCCACCAGATATTATGAGCCTGTTGTCAGGCATTACAGGTGGCGGAACACCAACAGCAAGCGTGCGTTCAACGCGACGTTTATAAACTAGGAGGGGACAATGACAACAATCGTTGGTGTGCAACTAGAACACGGCTGTATCATTGTTTCTGATAGCCGAGTTGTTGCAAGTGGTAAAGTTTATACACATTCAGATATGGTAAAGGCAGTTGAACGTGGAAGTTATATTATTAGTGGTGCTGGTGACTATCGTGCTCTGCAAGTGGTACTCCATGGGTGGACGCCTCCATTAGTTACAGTTAAAGCTAAAACAAACTTATACGAGTTTATGATTAATAAAGTAGTTCCTGCATTAAAAACTACTCTCACCGAAGCAGGAGTTAGTGTAAGTAAATCATCAAATGATGATGATAGTAAGTTTGAATTATATCTTTTAATAGCAATCAATGGAACAATCTTTGAGATTGATTCTGATTTTGCAGTTGGTATGAATAATACAGGATTTTATGGCATTGGCTCAGGTGGTGACTACGCAGTAGGCGCACTACATGCAGGTGCTAGTACATTAGATGCAATGAGAATTGCAGCAATTAATAATAATGAAACGGCTCCGCCGTTTAATATTCTTGAACAAGAAACTAAGTAGGAGGAAACATGGCAACTCAAGGCGGATATCGTAAGCCTGGCACCCCTGCTCCAGTTTCAGGTCCAGGTGCACTCTCACGTCGTACAGATGGAAGAGTCGCTGAGGGATTTGCATATGGAATGAATAAACAAATTAATGAACAAGCAGCTTCAGCCCCTATGGCCAAAGCTCCACAACCTAGGCCAGCTAGCGCATCTAGAATGATGAGCGCAAGTCCCTTGCCTGCAGTTACTCCCATTACTGCAGAAACAATGGACCCAAATGACCCTATTACTAATGGTGTCCCAGTTGGTCCTGGTGCTAATTCAATTCCTGGAATGCCTTCTGGTCCGACTCAAGACCCAGATATGAATATGATTCGTGACTACTATCCGATGCTTGAGTTCTGGGCTAGTCAGCCAGGCACATCACAGGCTACTAAAGATTATGTGCAATACTTGAGGACAATTATTTAATGAATCTTTGGGAGTATATTGGCAAGACGCAGAAGGTATTTAAAGATACCCCTGCTGCGCAAATTACATCACCTAACAGTACTAGAATTCCTTTTAGTACTGCATTCGATATTGCATCTAATCTACCTGCAAATCCTGGTGGATGGGACAATGATGACCTCGAGAAGGTAAGACAGGTTGCACTTAACACTGTATCTAAGGCAAACCCAGCCCTTGTTGGCGGAACAGTTGGATTAATTCTTGGTGGTCCAGTTGGTGCTGCGGTAGGCGCAGGCGGAGGTCTTGCAATTCAACAGCTTGATGAAGCAACTGATGGTGGAGCTACTAAAGTTTTACAAGCGGGACAAAAAAACTTTCGTTCTAACTATTCATTCTTGCGTAACGTAGCTGATGAAAACGTAGCAATGGGACTACTTGCAAGTCTTGGTTTTGTAGCAGGTGGTATTGCTGGTGGCTTTGCAGGTTTTGCTTTAGGTGGTCCAGCAGGAGCATTTGTTGGAGCAACAGCAGGCGCTAACCTTGCTGGTAAAGGTTTACGCGATACTTTTGAAACTGATTTAGGTGCAAGCATTTCAAAGACTTTAAACAAGTCTGCAAAATTTTCTGAGTCAGATGTTGGTCAAGAACGTTATAATCTTGGCCGTGATGTGGTTCACACGGCTGCGCAGATTACTGGAGCCCAAACCCTTGGCGAAACAAGCAAGGGCATTGGAGCCATTTCTTCTGGTCTTATTAATTTTGTTGCAGAGTTAGGTCTTGGACTAGATGTTGCTGCAGCAAAAGGTACAGGCCTTGCTATTAAAGGTACATTAAGAAACCCAATTGTTTCGCCTTTAACTCCATTTCAGAAAAAGATTTATGGTAAATCAGAAGCGGACCGTGTCGGTGCACGTTTGGCTGCAGATGTTGACTTAATTAAGCGTACAGTTGCTGGAGAGCAAACTGTCTATACACCAGTATTTAAACTTATTCGTGATAACGATGCAGCAACGCTTGGAAATCGAACAGGGTTTTCAAGTGGAAGCGGAAAACTTGCAGCTTCTCTTATAGCTAAAGAATCAGATGAAACAATTGGTTTGGTAATTCGTGTAGGACGCGGAGACCCAGATGCAGTAGCAGAACTTGCACTCAAGCGTGCTGACAAATTTGCAGAGTATACACGTTTAGATGATGCCATGGCCTACGTAAACAACAATGGTTTATTTTCATTGCAATTTAAAGGTCAAACTTTAGTACTTTCTAAGCGTTTTAAAAATAACGTTGCTCTTTTAGATGCAGAAATTGAAGCATTAAAGAAAGAAGTTGGTTGGCTTGATGATGCTTTAAGCATTGAAGGTGACCTTACTAATATAACCGTATCTAAATGGGCAATGGTTGAAAAAGTACGCAATGATTTTGCTAAAGAAAATACTAGCAGAAAACTTGCTCTTAATGACAACCCTCAAATGGACACAGGATTAGGTAAAACATACCAATGGTTCTACCAAAAGAGTCCATTGTCACGTCCTATCCGTGGCCTAGACCGTCTAACAGATGAAGCCCCACGTCAACTCATTAATTACAATGAGCCATTTGCCGCAGGCATTAGAATGCAAACAAGCCTTCGTTCTGCTGAAAAATATGGCGCTTCAATTCCACAGGAAAACGTTCGTGTTTATAACAATTGGATGAAGGCCAGAACAGAGAACGAAAAAACTGCAGTTATTGACAATTATGTGGATACTGGCATGAAGTTAATGGCCGACAAGTATAACGTTGGCGTAGATATTATTCAATTTGCCATCGACAAGTACAACTTAACCCATAAACGTTTTAGAGATGAAGCTATTAAAGCACGCGAATTAAAACAGGGTTACATGAATGACCCTAATGACCTTGATGGTCCACTTCTTGCAGATGCTAAGCTTATCACCCAGCTAGCCAACGGTGCACTACTGCCTGATTGGAAGTTTGTAGATAGTGTCATGAAGGACTTTGTAAAACGTAATGGTGATACGACCAAGATTATTCGCAGCAAAGAAGGAGCATTGTTCCTAGCTGACGAGTTTAACAGCATGTGGCGTACAGGTACTTTGCTTCGTACTGGTTATCCAATCAACGTAATCAAAGACTCTTACATCCGCGCATGGGGAGACGGTGCCATTGCTGGCATGATGAAGTATCTTGCTCAAGATGTAATTGATTCAATTTCATCTAGCACAAATACTGTTAATCGAGTTAATCGTTGGGCTTTATCTACAACTAACTCTAATTACAATATGAAACAGAT